ATTAGCTTTGAGTGCCTCATCATGCCTTGCAAATCCTGCAGTAGTAGCAAACTTATCTCCCATGTCAAGCACGAGTATGTCAGGCTTTTCTGCTTTGCATACACTCTCGACCCAAGCCATGTCTCTGTTTGATGCATCTCTAATCCTGATGTTCTCAAAGACAGGCTTGTACTTTTGTAGTGCTGTTTCCTTATTCTTTGTGATATCACTAATCTTCATACCTGTAGATGCAGTCAAGTAACGTACACCAACTCTGTGATAACTTTCTTCGTTACAGAGTATGATACACTTTGCACCTTGATGAGCAAAGCCATTAGGACTAGCAATCAAACTCGCATGGAAAGATGTCTTACCTGTATTAGGTCTAGCACCTATCTCAACGAGATGACCTGCATTGATACCATCAACTTTACGTGTGAGACTTGGAATATTGAATGACCATCTAGCCTCTAAGTCATTCTTCTCAAGCAGAGTATCAATAGTAATGTCATCCCACTCAATATTAAGATTGGGTGTAAAGTCATCTGCATACAACTCAAGAATATTTCTTAGTGGCTCAAGCGAGGACTTAACACCATTGACATAATCAAAACCAAGATTAGCAATATCCTCGCCAACAACTTGTTGGAATAGTTTGGATAGCACCTCTTGGGCAATGTCTTCTCCAAGTGGTACTTCCTTCTTTATTGTGTTGAACAGTGATGAGTAAGCCTGCTTTTGTGCAGTAGTCATAGATGCATTATTTGCTAGGAACAAAGCCTCTATCTCATCAGGGGTAACTGTTCTCTCATATCTATTGATTGCTTGGTCAAGTGCCTGTTTAATCTTACGCACATCTTTACTAAACAATCTGTCAGGACACTTTGCACCTCTATGTGCATCATAGAATGGCTTGTCCATCAAACTTCGTATTAATGATAATTCCATGTTGGTTACTCCTTTGGG